GATGGTGCGTGTCAAAGATGTTGAACGATCTATTAAATATGTGGATAAGAAATACAAAAACATCGAAGGATTTTCTATTGTCCAGGCGTTTAATTTAATCAAGAAAGAACATGGCAAAGAGGATACCTTTAACGATATTGGCATTACTTTGATTAGTAATTTGCAAAAACAAGTAAATGTTCATCGTGAGTATATTGATGAAGAACAGAAAGAGTTTATGCAGCGTAGAGTATTTGGTGTGCAATACCATCCACAATCTACGAAGAGTGCCATAGTGCAAGACATCATTGATGCAGAAAACATGAGATTAGGAACTCAAAATGGATAATAAAGAATTTATTAATAAGGTGTTAGAAGAAGATAAAAAGAAAGAAACTGATCCATCAAGGATTATTGCATTAGAGATCTTCAACTTACTAGCACCCAAAGCCGAGCAAGAAGCCAGCGTGATTCTAGCTGGTGTATCGATGGTCTTGGCTACGATGGCCGTTGAGATGGGAATTGAAGAAGAGAAAGCCGTTTATGCGTTTAGAAGGTCTTATGCGAATGCTCATAGGCGTTTAAAACAATTAATCAAACAGGTGCACTAATGAAAGCGTTTCCAAATGGGATTACTACAAATAAAGATGGATTGTTTGTTGGTGGTCAACAAGGCATGGATTTAAGAGATTACTTTGCTGGTCAAATAGCACCAGCATTGATAATTAACCCAACTATAAATCAATCCATTTTTGATGTTGCAGAATTTAATAAAGAACCAAATGAAGCTGCTTTATCAAGAATGGCGTATGTAATTGCAGATGCAATGATGAAAGTAAGACAAAATGAGTGAACAAGATCAAGAGCATACCAAGATACTCTTTGCCATAATGATTACTAATGGATTATTGTCTAGGCTAGATCCAAAAGATATTGATCCTGTAGACATCTGGGAGCTGGCAGATGCATTAATGGAAGCAAAGAATCATGTATCTGCTGGTCTTCCCCCAATTAAGAGGAGAAGAAAGCATGAATGAGCGAAGATATTGTTCTTCCTGTGTAACCTATCAGCCAGTAGAAGGTGGAATGTTAGTAGATACGGCAAACAAAAGTGTAAGAAGATGGAAGTGTGCAACATGTTTAAAAAAATTAAGTGAACGAAAATTGCAATCAAGAGGAAAAAAATGAAAACATTTGCTTTATTGGTATCGGTTAGCCTTTGTGGTTGGATTATTTTCTTTACCGAACTTGCTCGTAAGGAAGCAGTGTATGACTGCCGTATGGCTACTTATCCTATGGCGATTGATGTACCTAAAGAAGTTATTGCACAATGCAGACAGAAAGGAATATGGGTGGTGAAATGACAGACGAACAAATGAAAGAGTTGGCTGAATTGCGTGTAGCCATACAAGATTTAAAGTATCAGTTGATACAAAAGCATGACTTGCGTGAACTAAGTGATGCAACAATACGAGAATTGTCAGTTGCTTTTATGTTGGTATTACGCAGAACTTCTGAAGATGAACTTTTTGAAAGTGTGTATGAATACTCAAAATTACTACTAAAGAAAGCGAGTGAGAAATGAACGAACCAGTGGCAATGCGTTATGACTTTGATGGTTATGGTTACAAATACATTGACTCAGACTCAGGGAGCGATTGGCAAACAAGAGAGAAAGGAGAGTTTCTTTACACTAAACCATTCTTTCAACAAAAGCCTGTTGCTATGATGGTTAAAATGGATGGGTTTGATAAACCTGAGTTTACTACACTTTGTGGTTCTGCTGCGTTAAAACATCCTAACTATACTGCATTGTATGACCACCCAATGCGTGAACTAAGCGATGAGGAAATAGGGGAATTTAAAGGTCAATGGTATCGTGGCGATTTCAATTCATTTTATGATTTGGTTCAAGCCATCTTAAAGAAAGCGACTGAGAAATGAGTCATTACGGCAAATGTAAACATGGCATTTATTTAGGGGGTTGTCGTGAATGTTTTCCTTTGCCTAAATTAACAAAAGTTGGGGAAGAACTTATTCAAGAATTAGTAGAGTGTTTTAATGAGGATAAAGAAATGACAGCAAATGAACTAGCAGACGAATTAACAAAAATGTTTAGGGGTGAGGAATATGATAGGCTTATTCACGAAATACCTGATATGCTACGCCAACAAGCCCAAGAAATAGCAATGCTTAAACAAATCATTGATGCAAACAATTTACAGTTAAATATTGGACAGTTGAAAAAAGAACTAGCACTACAAAGACTATCTGATTTTAGTCAAGAGATTGAGGATAGGGAATCTGCTATATACGCAACTGGCTATTGGAATGGTATTCAAAAAACCAAAGAAAAGAATGAAACATTAGATACAAGGTCTTATTTGATTGGTAGATACGATAAGCTGCGTGAACTTACTGATGAGGAAATATTAGATTTATGTCCACCAAATCATTCTGAAATGATGAATGAATCATACACAATTGAATTTGCAAGAGCAATTGAATCATATTTAAAAGGTGAAAAATGAAAATGGAAATGCGTTGGTATAAATATTACATACCCTCAACAGGAAATACTGCTCTTACTTATTCTGAATCTAAAAAACTTCAATATAGGTATCAATATGACCCACCAGACTCACCTTATCCACAAAAATGGTGGACTGATTGGATTGATGTGCCAACAATTGAAGAAAGCAGGTGAGAAATGACTGAACCAGTAGCCCATAGATTTAAATGGGAAGAGAAAATGAGTTGGCAGTATGGCGATGGGTATGATGCAACAGGAGCACCTAACGACCCTGATTATTTTACTTATGAACCTCTTTACACCCACCCAATGCGTGAATTAACAGATGGTGAAATTTTAAATATTTATCTTGAACAAACAAACGGAAACAAAGATTTAGACATACTTGATTTTGCACATTTAATACTAAGAAAGGCAAGTGAGAAATGATTACTGCCAATATAGAAATACAGGTAGATGAAACACATACATTTGTAAAAATTTGGGGTGAAGGTATTGCTTTGGAAATTGCTGAAGAACTTGTAGATATAGCAAAGAATATGAATACAGAAACACTAATGGGTGTTGAAGTAATTAAAAAACAAACCAATTAAAGCGAGAGAGAGATGAATAAGTTTTTTGATTGGTATTTATCTGGAAGATGTTTAAAACACCCAATGGTTGTAGCAGTTATTTTTTATACGTTGGGTTATTTTGTGGGTAAAGGATAAAAATGACAGAATATATTGAGTTTATGTGGTTAAGTTTGTTTTTAATTGGTATTGCCATTGGTGTTGTTTTAAGGAGAAAGAAATGAAATATAGTGATGAATGGTGGAAAGAGGTTGATTTATTAAACAGATCTTTTCCTTTTGGGTGGTGGAAATGACTGAATTTGAAGACAAAGTAATTGAGCTTTTAAGTATTATTGCTAATCAAGATCGAAAACCTTTTGGTCCAGAATGGTGGAAAGGCGATCCGACTTTTGGTGGATTGAAAGTATCTACTCTTTCTTACGATGAGATTAATCAATTGGCTGGTCAATATTTACAGGTAGTTCCTCTTGGATCAAGCCATGCCGTATTAGGAGTTGTAGAGTTTGCTCGTGCCATTGAAAAAAAATTGAAATGAAAATAGAATTAAATCGTCATGAAATGTTAATGTGCGAATTATTTGGTTCTATTCGCAGAAAAAACGCTATGCAATTTAATTATGATCGCCAGGTCAGCAAACAAGATCCATATGACATGGACATTGATGGTTTTATGGGAGAGTTTGTAGTAGCCAAATATTTAAATATTATGGTAGATACTTCAATCAATGAAAAAAAGAATCCAACAGATTTATATTTCAATGCTTATTCAGTAGATGTAAAGACTACTCGTAATCCAAAAGGTGCAGTTTACGTCACAGAATATCATCGTAAATCGCCATGTGATTACTATATACAAGTTGTAATTAATGGTAATGTTGGTCATATAACTGGCTGGATTGATAAATATGATTTATTTTCCAAAGCTGAATATATATCTGGATCTCATCCATCTTATAAATTAAATCAAGAAAATCTTTTACCTATAGAATTACTATATGTACCGAAACAAACAACTTCTTGAACTGGTTCGTGTTATTCCTTGTCAAAACTGTGGCCTACAGGATGGAACGGTGGTTGCTGCTCATTCTAATCAACTTCGAGATGGTAAAGGTCGTGGAATCAAAGCTCATGATTATAGGGTAGCAGCTTTATGTTACCGATGCCATAGTGAATTAGATCAAGGTAATAGACTTTCTAAAGAAGAACGAGTAGAAATGTGGGAAGAAGCCCACAGAAATACCATTGGCTGGTTATTTGAACACGATATGTTGACACTTTCTTAAAATTTCGTCTATACTTAGTGGGTACACCCCATGTACAAGTCTAAATTGTTGTTCTAGGTTCCTAGCAGTTCCGTTTGTGCAACGCAGACTTGGATCCACCCTGATCCCTCCCCAGAACCCCACTCCTAAAAAGTTTGGGGTTCTTTCTTTTTTCTCTTGCCAAATATTTTGAAATAGTTTAATCTATAGTTTCAACTGCTAGGTGTGACTAAGAACAACAAGAACTGAAACAATTTCTTGTTAACAAATTGAGTTTTTTATATACGTTAATTTAACGTGTATAGATTTATGCCATTTTGTTATGTTCTTATTCGCACCTAGCACGATGATTTAGGTCTATCGGTCTGAGTATGTGTGAAAGTTGCCCTTGAAGTTGAGTAGAACGGCAAAAAGACATACGTTTACGTTCTTCCTAAATTAGCGTGATAGTGAGCAAAGAAGATTGTTTAGGCTCAAGGTGTGGAAGCGTGGTCTTTACTCTGTCTGAGAACGATTGAGAACAATAGAGATCATTCGGTGACACTTAAACGAACTCGTAGTACAGAGTAGAAAGCACCGATGTGTGAACTAGACTACCAATGGTTCATTAACTTGATATGAAGTAAGCGACCGACAGGATATCGAGTTGAGTTTTCCTTCAATCCCATGCTGTGGGGTTGGGGGAAACCTCACTTTCAATTTCGTTTCGCTCCCTCAAGGATATATTTATATGGAAAGGTGAAAGAAATGTTTAAGATGATATGCAGTTTTTGTAAACAAGATGTAGAAATTGGTCATTCATGTGTTACTGAAATTAAGGATATAAAAGATTTACCATATCCTTTATACATAGATGAAAACGGAAAATTAAGATTTAAGTTAATCAGGGAAAAAGAAAATGACAGCAAATGAACTTGTAGATAAGTTAGAAAGTGTAAGTATTAGATTATTGGGTAAAGAAACTGAACACGCAGGTAGAGCTATTATCCTCTACAGAGAATCAGCGATTATGCTACGCCAACAAGAAGCAGAATTGACTGAAGCAGGACATATGATTGGTGTATTACGAGAAGAAATTAGTTTGTTGAAAGAAGAAATAGAAGTGTTGAAACCATATAAAGAAAAGATTGAAA